AATATTAATTGTTTCAATATTTAGATTAACTTCTTTCTTATTAGTATTTTTTTCAATAACAATTGCTTTAGGCATTATTTGTTGTTGTAGATAATTAAAAATAAGGTTTAAATAGTTTACGTAGATTATATTATTAATAATGAAAATATACATAGATTCTTTCAATTATGATATTAATTTTAAAAAACAATTAGAAAAAAATTGTATTTTAGAATTGCAAAAAAAAGTAATTGAAATATTTAGCGAAAATGGTGTTTATTTTGTAGAAAATGAACGTATTTTTAAAATCAACTATATTGATGGTGAAGTAGAAAATATAAATAATTATTGTAATAATAAATCTATTACAATTGATAGGACTATTGTTAAGAAAGATATGAAAAATGTATATTGTATATCAAATAATCAATATAAAATTAATATTTTGATACAACGATTTAGATTGCGAGAAAAATCACCTTTAATATGTGTAATAGAATATAATTTAGATAATGATAACATACAAGATGTATATTTTCAGTTACACGATAAACACGCTGCATATAGTTCAGCAGATATGAATAATAATTTTTTAAAAGATGATATTCTTTCGTTTATTAATATAGCTAATTAATATTTTATTAATTTAATAGAAAATGCAATTAATATATGATATTTTATGGTTATTAAAAAATATTATATTATAAATAATAATAATTATAATATTTCATTTTATTTTAGAATATTTAAAAGAAAATTATGATTTTGATTTTTTTGAAAATTATTTTAATAAACAAAAAATAATTGATGTATATACAAATACAAATACAAATACAAATACAAATGCTAATTTAACATCTAATTTAAATGAAAATAACAACTCACATAATAAAATTAATATGGACGAAGAATTAAAAAATATAATAAATAAAAAACTTGTTGATAATAATAATAATAATAATAATAATAATAATAATAATAATAATAATAATACTGATACTAATAATTGCACTAGTATTAATGATTTACCTATAGTTAAGTAAAATATTTATATTTATTCATATTTTAAATCACTCTTCCATATATGGTCACAATTGCAACATAAATATACATATTTCATATCAATATTATTATATCTAATATATACAACCTCATTTTTTTTTTTATCATTATTTTCATCAATATTTTTATTTGTAACACAACCATTATTAGGACATTTAATATTATGTATATGAGGTAATGTAGGATCATATTTAGTATATTTATTAACAGATTGAATTATAGAATCATTATCATTTTCACCATTATATTCACTTAAACATAAGAAATTTTTATTTAATATCTCATCTGTGTTTCCACATTTCCGGCAATAAAATTGTAATTCTTCATCAGTATTTTCATTTATTCTCATATAGTACATATTTTCACACACATTACAAAAGTTCATATTATATATAATATAATAATATAATATGTTTTTAATTTCAATTTTTATATTATCTAATTAAATTTTTACTATAAAAATAAATAGGTTTTTATTTTACAATTATTTTATTAATTTCTTCATTTTTAGAAATTTGTACATTTGAACATAGCATTATTTTTTGTATTTCATTGTAATCAACTTTACAGCATAAATTATAAATATTTGTAATAATAATTTCGGTTGAATTGTTTTTTTTTAATTCTTTTATTAAATTAATAAAATAATCCTTATTTTCAATCATTTTTTTTATTATTATATCATTAAAATGAGTATTGTAATTATTATTTATAATATTATTAACTAATTCATAAATATTATATTTAATATTTGTGTAGTTTATAATTTTATTATATTTTTCAAAATCATCGTGTGTTCTTTTTATTCCAGGTTCATGTAGTAATGGATCTTCAGTTAAAATCATACATAAAGTTAATAAAACTGATTTAATTGTTTGACATGATGACCATTTTTCACCATGCCATGTATTTAATATAGAAATACATACTTTTCCATTTCTATATAAATTGGGATGAAAACGTATGTTGTTATATTGATTTATAAATGTTAGTTTTGGTGGATTATATGGATATGTATCTGGGAAATCAAATTTGAATAAATAAAAACCATTTTCATAAGGTGTATTTTTAGGACCAATTATTAAAGCGTGTCCCATAGTTATGTTTTCTTCACAATGTTTATAATATATACCTTGATCTTCTAATCCATCTTTATAAATTGAACGAACATCTTTTAAAAGACGTTTAGCATTATCACGATGTAAACACATTTCACTCATATTAAAAGATATTATAGATCATTACATAATATCTTTTTAATATTAATTTTTTATTTTAATTAAAAAGATAAGTATATAAATTATATTAATGATGAATTTTATTACAGAATTATTTATAAAACACCCTAACGAAAATAATATGACTTATTGTAATCATTTATTACATTCTTTAAATTTATCATTTTACTTTGCTAATGCATCTTTCAAAGCATTTATACATTCAGCATTTCCATTTTTATATGAAACTTCTTCAACCGAATATCTTAATATATTAGATAATATATTAACAAAATCTAAAAAATCATAAATATTATAATAAACAATTAATGATTATTCCACATATATATCCATACCAACTATAAGGAGATAATTAACAAATAATATTATGAATTTAGCACCAATAATAATAACAACTATTATTGCACCACGCAGATTGAGAGATTTAGTGTACGCTGATGTAAATTATAAAAAAGAAACAATTATATCAAAATATAGTTTTGCGTATTTTTAATTTTATTAAGCAAATATATATTATATTTTTTTATGGTAATAAAAATATAATATTAAAAAGATTTTGTTACGATTATCCCGCTATTGAATATATTTGTAATTAAAATAAAAATTGATATAAAAATAATTATTTTATATGTTTATAATATTATTATTATGAATCAAAACTCATTGTTACAAAAATATTTAATATCACACAAACATAGTGATTATAAACAAAAAAAAGGTAACAATGATATTAAACATACTCACACTAGTATTGCGGGGGGATCATATTATATTGATAGCGATGATTTAGAACAATTTTATAAAACATACATGGATGATGTTTTTAAAAAAAAACATATTGGACATCTAACAGAACGACAACTTGAAGAAAATGGACCTATTGCAATAGATTTTGATTTTAGATATAATACTGATGTAAATAAACGTCTTCACACAAAAGATGATATTCAAGATATTATTATTACATATTTGGAAAAATTAAAAGAACATATATTTCATTTTAATGAAAATGAAGATATTCCAATTTATGTATTTGAAAAATCTAATATTAATATTGTAAAAAAAAATGACAATACTATTATTAAAGATGGAATACATATTATTATTGGACTTGCGTGTGATAGAAGAATACAATTATTATTACGCGAGCTTGTTTTAAAAGATATGTCAGATATATTAGAGGAATTACCATTTACAAATAGTATTGAAGATGTTATAGATTTAAGTGTTACTAAAGGTGGTTCTAATTGGCAATTATTTGGCTCGTCTAAACCAGAACACCAAGCTTATGACATAACACATTATTATAATTATTATTTAAATAGCACTGGCGATTTTGAATGTATTGAAGAAGGCGATTTAGATAAATTTAAAAATAATATTGAATATTTCAAAAAAATTTCAGTAAGATATGAAGATAATTTAAAATTAGATTTAAAAGCAAAAATAAAAGAAGATTTAAAAAACGATAATAATGCAAGTAGAGCTGAAATCAGATTAACTTCTTCCAAAGAGAATTGTAATATATCTAATATAACTTCATTGGAACAACTTAAAAAAATAAATGATAGAATTATTGATGTTGATGTAAATATGACAAATAATCAAAAGCTAAAAGAAACTTATAATTATTTAATGATAATAAATGACCCTGTGTATTTTCATGATTATAATGGTTGGATAGAAATTGGTTGGGCATTAAAAAATACAGATGAAAGACTTTTCTTGTCTTGGATGTTGTTCAGCGCAAAATCAGATAAATTCAATATACGAGATATGGATGATTATTATAATATATGGACAGATATGCGATTAGGTGAAAAATGTTTTACATATAAATCTATTATTTATTGGGCAAAATGTTGTTATGCTGGTAAAAAAGATAATGAAAATGAATATTTAAAATTGCAAAAAACTAGTGTTGACCATTTTGTAACTGCCGCAATTAAATCAACTGGAAAAGATTTTGATATTGCTAGTATTTTACATTGTTGTTATAAAGATGAATATTTATTAGCCGACCACAAGAATAATATTTGGTTCAAATATAAAAAAAATAAATTTAATAAAGTTGATGGAACACCTGAAATATTAATGATTATTAGTAAAAATATATATGATTTATTTCAGCAAAAAATGATTGATACTATTAATATTTTACATCATCATCCTTCTAATGAATCATATACTACAAAAATGAATGCACCTGGTGCTACAAGAAAAAATGTAATTTTAACATCAGAAGAGAAAGATTATCAAACTACAGAAGATAAAGTTTGTATTTTAAACAAACTTTGTGGTTTTTGTAAAGATGAAGGTCATAAAGGAGCAATTCTTAAAAGTTGTAAACAATTATTTTATGACCCAGATTTTATTAAAGAATCTGACCAAAATACTCATTTATTATGTTTTGATAATGGTGTTTATGATTTTAAAGAAAAATTATTTAGAAATGGTATTCCTGATGATAAAATAACATTATCTTGTAATTATGATTATATACCAATCCAAGAAGTTAAAACTTCTTATAAAAAAGAAGAAAAAGAGATTAAAGAATTCTTTAAGCAAATATATCCTCTTGAAGAATTAAATACATATATGTGGAATTTATTGAGTTCACTATTAATTGGTGGTAATATGAATCAAGCATTTTATATATTTATTGGTAAAGGTTCAAATGGTAAGTCTATGGTTACTAATTTACTTGAATATGTAATGGGTGATTACTATGGTTCTCTTCCTGCTACATATATTACATCTGAAAGACAGAAAATTGGTTCAACCTCATCGGAAATTGTTGCTTTAAAAGGTGCACGTGTTGCAATTGTAAATGAACCAAGTAAAGGTGCTACACTTAACGATGGTGTAATGAAAGAAATGACTGGTGGAACTGATAAAATGTCGGCTAGAGGACTTTACGAATCAGCTATTACTTTTATTCCACAATTCAAACCTATTGTATGCACTAATTGTTTATATGATATTAAAACTAATGATGGTGGAACTTGGAGAAGACTTCAAAAAATTGACCATTTAGCATATTTTGCAGATACACCTGATACTAGTAAACCTTATCAGTTTAAAAAGGATAAAGTTGTTAGTTCTAAATTTGATAAATGGAAAGGTGTGTTAATGAGTTTACTTGTTGATATTGTAAAAGACACTCAAGGTAAATTTGAACCTTGTGATATGGTTAAAGCCAGTAGTGAACAATATAGAAATCAACAAGACCTTGTATCTGATTTTATGAATTCGCGCATTATAGTGGAACAAGGAAGTAAAATTAGTCGCAAGAAAGAATTACAACAAGAATTTAAAATGTTTATGGAAGATGTACACGGGAAAAAAGCACCAAAAGCTCAGGAATTATATGATGCTATGGATAATAAATATGGAGATTTTAATAAAGGTTGGCATAATATTAGATTAATATATGAAGATGATGATGATAACTAACAATAAAATTTATCTTAAAAATAAAAATTAATTATCAATAATTTTTATTTTTTTACTTTACATGATTATAAACATTATCATAAACATTGAAATTCTTATTAAAATAGTTTCTTATAGAATTTAAATAGTAAATAAAATAGTTAAATGACAAATATGGTAATATTAAAAATACTATTATGTATATAAATTTTTTTTTCATACTTATTTCTGGTTTTAAAATCAACGAAAATGCCATTAATGCCCATAATATAATATATATTATTTCTACTAATCTTATATATCCTAGTCTTTCATGTGAAAGAATACCTTGATAAAAACTTTTACGTTTATTTATATTATCACTTGTACTATGTATATTTACACCACTTTTTTCTCTATTTTCTTTTTCTTCTATTTCACGTTTATTTAAATTATATATATTTTTTTCAAAAAAACGCAATAATTCACTATGTTCATTTTTTAATATTTCTTCTTCTTTATTAACTTTATCATTATATTTTTTTATTAATTCACTATTATCAATTGTAGTACATATTTCTGAACGTTTTAATAAATCATATGTGCTTTTGGTTTCTGATTTTATTATTTCATATCTATTTACATCAGGATAATTTTCGCCAAAATTATTTTTTAAATCGTTTAAGTCAAATGTACCTTGACTTGGGCAGTAAGCACTTTTAAAAGTATTCCATTCTTCTCTTTTATCATCTGTTTCTGCACTAATTTCATCTAAAGCATCTTTATAAAAACTTTTATCTGCTTCAAATTCTATTCTTTTTTCATCTATTAAATCATCATATTCCGCGATTTTTTTATCTTTTCGTGCTTCTTCATCCGCATTCCATTTTTTTTCTAATTCTGCTTGTTTTGCGGCTGCTGCTCTTGCTGTTGCTGCTGCTGCTGCTGCTGCTGCTGCTGCTGCTGCTGCTCTCGCTGCTGCTTTCTCTTTTTTTTTTGCGGCTGCTACTATTTTTTTTGTTTTTTTATTAAAACCTTTGAAATTTTCTTGAAATGGTTGAAATATTGTATATATATATGGATAATTATCACTACTCATTATTATTAATTGAATATATAATTAAATGAGATTTAATTTATCTTCATTAAATTATATTAAATTTTATTTTTTACACACATTTTCCTGAATATCATATGTTGTTCCATAAGGGCAACAATCTGCACCACTACAAGAACCAAACATTGATGAATTTGGTGAACCATTTGGTAAACTATTTGGTGAACTATTATAAATAAATCTTGTATTATTTTTATCACTCTCTTTAAATATAAAGTTATATTTGTTGAAATTATAATTACTTCTTCTTCCAATATCTTGACTTAAATAAATTATATATAATATACCTAATGTTGCAATTAAAAGCATTAGTGATGTTGTTATAAAACTAGGTATTATTTGTAACATTTCAATATAACGTAAAAATAAATATATAATTGTTATTATTGTTAAATATAAAAATATTTTTGCATATGAATTATATTTTAAAGTATAATATTTATTTATTTCTTTTGAACGCCTTGTATTATTAATATCTATTAATAATTTTTCTTTTTTTTGTTCAAAACGATTATCTAAATTATCAATTATACTTCCATAATGTTTTTCTTGTTTTTCACTTAATGACATAATATATATATATATAATTGGATATAATATATATTATTTTTAAAATTATTCATCTGTAATTGTATTTTCTTCACCAACTATACAAATACCTTTTACTCTATCAAAAAACATTTCATCAGGACAACAATCTCCATTTTTACATAAATCTAATACACATTCATTTACTTTATTTTCACTACTAATAACACCATTACTTGTACTAGTTAGTATAGGTTTATCATTTGAAAATTTATATTTATCATAGTCGTAATCATCACGTGTATAATGGTCTTGGAAAGAAATATATGTTGTTATAAATGTTACACCTATTATTATTATTCTTATTATATTTAATATTATACTAGGTATAATTGGTAAAAGTATCTCTATTATTATTATGACATTTAATAATAAAACCATATAAAATAATTTATACATTATCTCTGTTTGGGCTTTATAACTTTTATAATTATTGGTATTTAATTTAACTGATTTAATTGTGTTAGTTTCTAATGGTAACATTATAGTTAATTTTTTCTTTAAATCTGCTTTTTTCAAATTTAAACTTTCTTCATTACTTATAATATTTTCAAATTTAGAACATATTAATCTTGCTTGTGCTTCCTCTCTTTCAGCTTCCTCTCTTTCTCTTCTTTCTGCTTCCTCTCTTTCTCTTCTTTCAGCTTCCTCTCTTTCTCTTCTTTCTGCTTCCTCTCTTTCTCTTCTTTCTCTTCTTTCTGCTTCCTCTCTTTCTCTTCTTTCTCTTCTTTCTCTTTTTCTTCTTCTTCTTCTTCTTCTTTTTCTTCTATTCATAAAACTTTCAGTATAAGTTTCACAATCCTCTTCACAATTTTCAAGACAATAAGTTCTTAATTCACTAATTAATTTTCTTCTTTTTATAACATGTAAATTTAAGTTACGTATAATTTCAGTTGTTTTCTCTTTTGAAGTATTATATTTTTCCAATTCAACATACATTTCTTTTTCTAGTTCTTGCGATTTGACTATATCATTATATATTTCTTCAATACTATTCTCATCATTCATTTTTAATAATATATATATATTATTATATATATTATTCATTGTTTTATTTACTATTAATTATTTTTTTTCAATATCTCTAATCATTTTATTTAATATATTTATTTCATTTAATAAATTTAATTTAAAATTATCTTTATTATATTTACTATTCTCCTCTTTATATTTTTTATAATATTTTACACGATTATTATGTAAATCATCTAATTCATTTATCATTTCTTCAGTTATCATTTCTTCATTTTCATTATCATCACGCACTATTTGATTATTTTTTTCTGGAAGTTTTAATAAAATTGGTTCGGATACTTGTCTTTTTAAAGATTTCATATCTGAAATATAACCTAATGAATTTAGTGTATCATTCACATTTCTTATTTCAGGTGATACTGTTGCTATTACAATTGAAACACTATTATTCAAAAATGTATCCTTTAATATTTTTGTCAAATTACATTGTCTAAAAGGTATATATGATTGACGATGTTTCACAGCACGGATACATTCTTTTAATACCATAATACTTTTATTTATTTTTGCATTTTCCCTCATTTGTTCCTTGCTTGAACATATATTATTTATTGCTTTTTCGCTACCTGCTAAATCTAATATATTTACATAGTTATTATTCAACCATATTTGTATTAATAAATGTGACCTACTTGATTTATCATTTTCACTTGATATTCCTACTATCCTATTTGTTTTTATTTTTTCAATTAATTCTTTTATACTTATGTCATCTAAATATATTTTTTTACAATTTCTCAAATGTATTTTTCCATTTTTATCTTCTAATTGAGTTACTCTTTCATTTAAATTGAATATATCATGACATATATCATTATATATTTGAACACAAGTTACTGATATATTTTTTTCATTTTTTTCTTTTAGAAATTGTAACCATTCATTTAATAAACCTTTTTCATCATTATATCCCATTATTGTATGTGTTTTACCTGAACCTGTTTGTCCATACATAAATAATGTTGTATTTTTTTTACCCGAATATGTTTTTTCTAATAATGGTTTTATATCTTCAAATATATCACTATTCGTATAATCAATATCATATACTTTATCAAATGTATAATTTCTTCTTGTTTTTACTATATTATTTAAAACATCTCTTTTTTGACTTATAACATATATTGTTTTTTCATCTAATTCACTATATACACATCGCTTTTCTAAATTAGATGGTGGTCTTATTCTTGTTAATATATTAAATGTTGAACTCATATAATATATTTAGATTAATCTTTATCAACTATTTATTCATTTTCATTATTTTCATTATTTTCTTTATCAACAATTACTTCCTTTGCTATATTTTTTATTACCTTTTTTGTATTCTTTTCTTGGAAATTTTCCTCGCCTTTTCCAAATCTATTTGTTACCATTGTCATATATTGTTCATGATAAGGACTTTCTTGTTCCCAGCAATTCGGATGTTGATCCAACCATTTTGGAAAGAATTTATCCGCATCACGTTTCACTTTTCTTATTGCGTGTGATACCATTGACTTGTCTTTATCATCTTTTATCCATTTGTCTTCATCTTTTATATATAAAGTTTCACGTTTTATATCACTACAATGAATTGGACGTTTTGTAATATCTAACTCATTTAATCCCTTTGTGATTATATCTGTTAATCCTTTTACTAATCCTTCCTTACCT